GTTATGCAGATGCATGACATGGTTAGGAGGGGGTGTCCTACTATACAGGGGGAAGCTATCTACAGTTTTCTGAACAAAATTCAGAAGACTGCCTTCACCCTAAATAAGTTTGTTGTTGATGTTGCAGAACAACTGGAAAAGACAGGACGGAGTGTTGGTAAGTTTATACCAGCAACAGATCTACTTGAACTTCCTAACAAACCACTTGACATCGACACAAATGAAGAAGCAAAAAAGGACTACAAGCGTAAGCGTAGGGATGTAGAGAACCGTAATCGTATACACACACAGAAGTGTGTAAGGACACGCATGACAATGGAATGTGTGCGTAGGTTCAATAAACATGATAAGTGGTATCTGCCATGGTCGTACGATTACCGTGGAAGATGTTATCCAGTTGCTGCGTTTCTGACACCACAAGATACAGACTTTGGTAAGTCATTACTACGTTTCTATCAAGAAAGTTTTGTCGATGAGACTGCCATTGATTGGTTGAAGTTCCATGTCGCTACACAATTTGGTTTAGACAAGGCGCCAATCAAAGAACGTATCAAATGGGTAGAAGATAACGAGGAACTAATTACTAAAATTGCTACTCACCCTATTGAGAATCAACATGAGTGGGAAGTAGCTGATGAACCTTGGCAGTTTCTAGCTGCATGTGAGGAATACTATGCTTGTGTCATTTCTTGTAGTCGTCATTACACTGGCTTGCCTATTGCTGTTGATGCGACCTGCTCTGGTTTGCAGATCCTGGCTGGGCTTGCACGCGATGCATCAACGGCTAAGCTCGTTAATGTCTTACCTAGTGACAAACCACAAGACGCCTACAAGGTGATAGCTGAGGCTAGTAAGCCTAACATTCCTGAGTGTCTGCATGATGTATGGGACAGAAAATGTACCAAACGTACAGTGATGACCGTACCTTACAATGCAAAACCTTTTAGCAATCGAGGCTACATCAGGGAGGCACTAGCTGAAAAACATGTAGAAGTGCACAAGGATGTGCTAACCAAGGTTGTGTCTGCTGTAAGACAAGCTATGGATGAGGTTGTTCCTGGTCCCATGGCTGTAATGAAGTGGATAGAATCTACTGTTGCTGAGTTAATTAAGCAAGGAGCTACGCAGATAACTTGGACTACACCATCGGGATTCACAGTCACGCAACGGCTGATGAAACCAGATGTAGAGAAATTACGTTTAAAGCTACTTGGCACTGTAACTAAAGTGCATGTTGCAGTAGGTGACTCTGATGAGGTTGACCTTATGCATCACAAGAATGCAACCGCGCCCAACCTTATACACTCACTTGATGCAAGCTTACTCCACTTATCTGCGCTCCGCTTCGACGCTCCGCTGGCCCTCATACACGATTCGGTTCTATGCCGCAGTAGTGATATGTCTATTTTGTCAGCAATCGTACGAGAAACTTACATGCACCTTTTTGCGGAGCATGACTACCTAAACGAATGGGCCGAGCAAGTCGGCGCAACCACCAAACCACCGATCATTGGTGACCTTGAACCGTCATCAGTGATTGAATCAACCTATTTTTTCTGTTAATGGCACGAACCACCTTCGTAACTGAAGAGCCCGTAGTTCTTGAAGGCTACCAGGCTGTACTGAAACCTTCCCAATATGGCTATTCACTGTCTGCTGTTGTTGATGCGGACATGGTTGAAAAGCTTGAGGATGATCGAGTAGAGACCCTTAAGTGGGCTGAATCAAAACTAAAGAACCCCAAGCGTTCCTCTCTCCGCCCTGAGCCTTGGGAAGAAGTATCTGAGGGTAAATATAAAGTCAAGTTCTCTTGGAATGAAGAGACTAAACCACCTGTTGTAGATACTGAGGGCTCACCTGTCGTTGATAACGGCACGCCTTTGTATTCTGGATCGAAAGTCAAGCTGGCTTTCTACCAAAAGCCTTACATCCTCAAGGATGGTGTCACCTATGGCACGTCACTGAAGCTGCAGGGTATTCAAGTTGTTACGCTCAGCGGTGCTGCTGGTGTAGACACTGGCGACCTAAGTGATAGCGATGTTGCAAAACTTTTTGGAAAAACACAAGGATTCAAAGCAGGTGACCCAAACATTACCGTCACTGCCGATGAAGGAGCAGAAGATGACTTCTGACGTGGTGATTACTAAGGACCCAGACCTTGGACTCTGGGAGTGTCGGCTTACTATTGAGCTGCCTACTATTACAGTTACTCGACACAAGAAAGACAAGTCTGACTTTCGTTATGAGATGGCACGTGCTGTTACGGACGTGGTTGAACAAATCGTTGAGGGACTTATCGAAGATGAGTGCTAATGGCATTCAGATCCAAGCTGGAGGAGCGGGTTGCTGACCTGCTCACCAATCTTGGTGTCTCGTATGAGTACGAAAGCACAAAGATCCCGTACGTTATCCAGCACACATACACGCCTGACTTTGCCTTGCCTAATGGCATTTGGCTAGAGACAAAAGGCTACTGGGATGCTAAAGACCGTAAGAAAATACTAGAGGTTATCAAACAAAACCCTCTTGTTGACTTGCGTATGGTCTTCCAAGCACCTTACAATACAATATCTAAGAAATCTAAAACTACCTACGCGCAGTGGTGTGATCGCCACGGAATTAAATGGAGCTCATATGCTACCATCCCAATTGAATGGCTCACCTGATAGTGAGTTTGTACGGCATGAGCCGTGTGAAAACTGTGGCTCATCAGATGGTAAATCTCTTTACTCTGATGGGCACACTTTTTGTTTTGTCTGTCACCATTATGTACACGGTGACGGCACTGTTAATAACAATGTAATGACCACCAATGTTCAACTCCAAGGATCAGCCGGACGGCTGCAGAAACGAGGAATCTCTGAGCAAACCTGTGAAAAATTCAAGTGCTACAGAGACGGAGAAAAGTTACGCTTCTATTATTTCAGCAGCGACGGAGCGCTTATTGGCGCGAAAGTAAAAGGCAAGGATAAGACATTTACCTGTGAGGGTAAGGTCAACTCTTTGTTTGGTATGCAGCTATTCAGGCACAAGACAACCAACAAGACAAAGAAGCTTGTAATCACTGAAGGTGAGATGGATTGTCTTTCTGTTTGGGAGGCACAACCCCACTGGGATGTAGTATCTATCCCTAACGGAGCACAGGCTGCAAAGAAAGCGATCCAAAATCACTATGAATGGATCAATCACTACGATAAGATTGTCCTCTTTTTCGATAACGATGAGGCAGGCCGTAAGGCTGCTGAAGACTGTGCCGGTGTCCTACCACCAGGCAAGGTATTCATCGGTGCTCTAGAGGAACACAAGGACGCCTCAGAGGCATTACAAGCAGGGGATGCCGAGGCTATACGAGCTGTCTGTAACTATGACCATGTGTTGTATAGACCAGACGGGATTGTCGATGGCAAAACTCTGCTCGACTTAGTAACCAAACCTTCCAAACCTTGCGATCATGAATACCCTTTTACGGGACTCCAAAAACTCACTCACGGTGTTAGATACGGTGAGCTTGTCACTATTACTGCAGCGACTGGCGCAGGAAAGTCAAGCTTCTGTAGAGAACTTTGCACTCACTTCCTACAAAATGGGGAACGGGTTGGTTACCTGGCGCTTGAAGAAAGTAACCGACGAACAGCACTCGGCTTAATGAGTTCTGCCGTTGGCAAACCACTACACATTGGGGAACATGACAAGGCATCGCTTCAGGATGCATATGGTCGGACAATGGCTACTTGGAATCTTTATTTGTATGATGGTTTTGGTAGTTACGATCCTGATGTTATCTATAATCGCATTGAGTATCTGGCAAGCGGACTCGATTGCCGTATTGTTTTTCTGGATCATCTCTCTATCCTTCTTAGCGGTCTTGAAGGTGACGAGCGGCGAATGATTGACACAACCATGACTAAGTTAAGGTCATTGGTTGAGCGCACTGGCATTGCTTTGTTCCTTGTATCACACTTACGCCGCACACAAACAGATCATGCACATGAAGAAGGCGCACGAGTTACGATTGGACAACTTAGAGGAAGTGCAAGCATTGCTCAACTTTCTGACGGAGTTATCGCACTCGAAAGGGATCAACAAAGTGGACCTGAACACTCTACTACAACTGTTAGAGTCCTCAAGAATAGATACTCTGGCGAAACAGGTGTGGCTGGACAGCTCGCCTACGATCTAGACACTTGTAAATTTACTGAACATGAAGCTGAACCCGATTTCAACCCGGCTACCGATTTCTAATACTGATTTAGATCTACGCCGTCCACATCCACCTACGGCTGAAGCAGTTAAAAAAGCTAAGTTCGTAGACAAAACATACAATTGGAAAAATGCTGGTATTCGACCTGGAGACAAACGGACTCCTCAATGATTTTACCCACATACATTGCCTTGCAATCTACGATTCTGAGACAGATGAGACGCTTGCATACAATGACAGCGGTACTCAAGCTCCCATCTCTGCAGGTGTTACAAGGTTGGAGGAAGCAGATCGAATAGCAGGACACAACATTATATCTTTTGATATACCCTGTATCAAAAAGATCTTTTCATTTTTTGAGCCACAAGGAGAGGTTATTGATACCCTTCTGTTGAGCCGGCTCTACCACCCTAATATGCTTGGCTTAGATAAAAAACATCAGTGGAAGCATATGCCACTGCAGCTGTATGGACGCCACTCGTTGGAATCATACGGTTACAGGCTCGGTGAATACAAAGGAGGCTTTGCTAAGGACACTGATTGGCAAGAGTGGAGCCAAGAGATGGAAGACTATTGCGTACAGGATGTAAACGTGACAGTCAAACTATGTCAACATTTCCGCCCTTACCTGACTGGGTTGCGCTAGAGCACCAAGTCGCACAATTAATGTCTAAACAGGAGGCACATGGATGGTATTTTGATGAACGCGCTGCATGGCAGCTTGCATCGGCTCTCCAAAAAGAGCTGGAAGAAACTAAAGAAGTACTACGCCAAAGGCACCCTTTCGTCCAAGGCGCGACGTTCAATCCTAAAAGAAATAACAAAAGCCAAGGATACTTTCAAGGCTGCGAGTCCGTTAGACTCAAAGAACTAAACCCAACATCGCGTGACCATATATCATGGATCCTTTCCACATTCTATGGCTGGACTCCGACCCAGATGACCAATACTGGGAAGCCGGTTATAGACGAGACCATATTGAAGGAGATTGCCTCAGATGGGATCTCGATTGCCGGGGACTTCGCGAAGTGTCTGGATATTACGAAGAAATTGGGGATGATCTCGGAAGGCACGAACGCATGGCTCAAGCTTGTTACGACTGCTAATCGAGTACATCACCATTGTTCAGTTGGGTGTGCGACTTTTAGAATGTCACACAAAAACCCCAACCTAGCTCAAGTACCTAGTGACCCTAGATTCCGACAATTATTTATACCAACTCCGGGTCAGATTATGGTCGGCGCTGATCTTGCTGGCATTGAGCTTCGCATGTTGGCACACTATCTCGCCCGTTACGACGGTGGTAGATACGCCGACATCTTGCTTAACGGAGATATCCACCAAGTAAACGCCGATAAGATCGGTATATCACGTAAATTAGTCAAGACAGTTACTTATGCATTTTTGTACGGTGCTGGAGACATTAAGATCGGATTAAGCTATGACTCATCTCTCAGCTCATCTAGAGCTAAATCCAAAGGTAAGGAGATTCGCTCTGCATATGTGGAAGCGATTCCTGGTCTTGATTCGCTCCTTACTGCTGTTAAAGCTGCGGGTGATCGAGGGTATGTTAAGGCGATTGACGGTCGCCGAATCCCGCTCGACTCACCACACAAATCCCTCAATTTCCTATTACAAGGATCAGCAGGGGTTTTGGCGAAAAGGTGGCTTCTACTAAACCAACAAACAGTAAACGAAACTAAACTATGCTGCTCACAACTGGCGTTCGTACATGATGAACTACAGTTTGAGTGCGATCCTAAACATGCAAAAGATTTATCAACATCCCTGGTATACAGCGCTGCAGCGGCGGGAGAGTATTACAAACTCAGAATCCCAATCGCAGCAGAAGCCAAAATCGGGGACAACTGGGCCGAGGTGCACTGATGAAACTGTACATCGACGCTGATTATATTGTCTATAAAGGATGTGCTGCGGCAGAGACAGAGATTGACTGGGGATCCGATGTGATCATGGTTACATCTAAATTCTCTGATGCTTACAAAAACATCCTCAAAGATATTAATAGAATAGTTGGAGAGTTTGGTGGGTTCAGTGAGCCTGTGCTTTTCTTCTCTGACTCTGTAAACTTTCGTAAGGACATACTCCCATCATACAAGGGACACCGTAACCGAAAGAAACCATGTGGATACAGACGTGTGATTAACCAGCTCAAGACTGAGTATGAGGTTGTGATCATGGATACCCTAGAGGCAGATGATGCCATGGGGATTTTTGCCACAAAATTTTCAGGCAATGTCATAGTATCACCAGACAAGGACATGCGACAGATCCCCGGATTTTTGTATAACCTTGACGAACGTGTGACTGTGAATAAAGCCGATGGTGCTAAGTGGCACCTGATTCAAACACTTGCAGGTGACCAAACAGATGGTTATGCAGGTGCACCTGGGGTAGGTGTGAAGCGAGCAGAAACACTGTTCGATAAGCACGGCTACAGCTGGGAAACCGTAGTCAATGCATTTAAGGAGAAGGGTCTCAGCGAAGAGATTGCTCTACAAAATGCAAGGCTAGCTAAGATCCTTACCGTAGATGACTATGACTTCAACACCAAACGACCAATACTATGGTCCCCCGCCTCCAGTTATAGAGTTGACGATGGAGCAGAGCTTCAAGATGAGAAGGATGAGAGACATGCTGCCTGAGGCTAGCAAGGAGGATCTCATTACTATCTTGGATGCTCTGCAGCATCAAAACTTTTGTTTATGTAACACCGTTAGTAACCTAGTAAAAAATTGGCCCGCCCGTCCTACTACACCCGAGGAACAATAGAAGTCTGGGACTTCATCCGTGATCAAGAGCTCAACTACTTTCTCGGGAACGCAATTAAATACATCTGCCGTGCTGGTTTTAAAGACAGCCGTGTAGAAGATCTAAAAAAAGCTATCACCTACCTAGAGAAAGAATTAGAAAATGTCATTGCTATCGAACCAAGCCATCGAATTCCGCCAAGCGTACAATATACGGAACGATTTGAGTTCCCGCTCGATGCAGAAGAATTTGATCGTTGAGGAATTCAAGGAGTTTCTTCAGGCTGACGCAGATATGGTGCTCATGCACCCACAAGATCGGGAAGCTTGTTTGAAAGAGCTAGCTGATCTAGTTTATGTGTGTGCTCAGTACGCTGAGAACATGGATTGGGACATTGAGCAAGCATTGCGCCGTGTCCATCAATCAAATATGTCCAAGCTTGGTGAAGACGGTAAACCGATCTACCGCGAGGACGGAAAAGTCCTCAAAGGACCTAACTATCAACCACCTGATTTGTCAGATCTTGTTTAATGTCTAAACTTATTTCCCGTACTGGTCGCGTCCAAGCATGGATGGATGACCCAACATCACGGCTGCCAGTGTCGTGCACAATCTTCAACGTTATGGACTCTTGCGAGGGTCCAGATGGTATTGAAGCTAGCTGGCGTTTTGCATCACACGCTCTACGCAATGGAGCTGGTGTTGCTATTCACCTGTCCGATCTTCGACCGAAAGGAACTGAAAATGGAAAGGGACTTGTCGCTAGCGGCCCGGTTTCATTTGGCCAAATCTATTCGACCCTTAACTCTGTACTCCGACGTGGTGGAGTCTATAAGAACGGCGCTGTGGTGTTGCATATCGACCTGTGCCATCCTGATGCTCTTGAATTTATACAAGCACCACGTCATGAGCTCCCTTGGGCTAAGCGATGCATCAACATTACAGATGAATGGTGGGAGGCGTGCACTTTTAAGGAGGAACTACTCAATGGTATTAAGTCCGGTGACATTTGGCTCAACAAAGTAAAGTATGACAAACAAGGCAACCGTATTCGAGGCAACGTTTGTCTCGAAGTGTACCTGCCTAGCAGAGGAACCTGTCTCCTACAGCATGTTAATCTTGGAGCCTGTGAGTTCGATGACATTCCAAGAGCTTTCGTCGAAGGTATGTCTGAACTGTGTGCACTGCATGCAACCACTGGAGTTGGTGAGAGTGGTGAATACCTCCCACCCGAGACGGATCGACAAGTCGGCCTTGGAATGCTCGGACTTGCAAATCTCCTTCGACGTGTAGGTGTAACTTATGAACAATTTGGACGTGCACTTGACCAATACAACAATGGCGAAATCGTACAAACACCAGCATTTGAATTGGTATCACAATTCGCAAGTGGAATCGACTCGGCAGCAAGCATTGCACGTAGTTACTCGATGGAACGAGCTTTCGCAATCGCTCCTACTGCTAGCTGTAGCTACCGCAGTCAAGATGTAGATGGATATACTTGTACACCGGAGATTGCACCGCCGATCTCCCGTCACATTGACCGTGACTCTGGCACCTTTGGTGTGCAGAGCTATGATTATGGTGATGTAGAAATTGCATCTGAAGTTGGCTGGGACGCATACAAGCGTGTCGCTGATGGACTCATGACGATGCTAAATAACACTGGGCTTCTTCACGGGTATAGCTTCAATAGCTGGAGTGATGTTGTTACTTATGACAACGCCTTTATCGAAGAGTGGCTAAAGAGTCCCCAGACTTCCTTGTATTATTCGCTTCAAGTAATGGGCGATACACAAGATAAATCTGATGCATATGCCGCTCTCGACTCAAAGGAAGTAGACGACTATCTTGCAGATTTACTAAATGAAAAAGAACCTACCTGTGACTGTCAAGAATGAGAAAACATCCTTATCAAAAACTATTAGAGCGCAAGCGGACATGGACTCCTGTGGCTACTACCAAAGGGAAGTGCAAGGAGGGTGCGGAGGAGACTCTGCGCCGTGCACTTGCCTTGCGACATATGGAACTACCTGTGGGAGATTTTATTCGTGATGCGCTCGCCTCTGAAGTTCCATTTCTCTCACGTGAAATATTGGAGAGCAATGTCCAAGACGAAATTAAGCACGACAGGGCTCTGGGTTATGTCGCCGATGCTTGGGGAGTTGATCCGAAAGCTGAGCGGGAAGCCCTCGCACTGCGTGATGCCTGGACAGAACATCCTGATCACACTATCCTTAAAGCCATGGTTGCTGAGCGTGCAATCTTTTTCGTCTTACTACCCTTCATGCGGTTTGCTGGTGACGCAGGGATGCGAACCGTCAGCGCTGACATTAGTAGAGACGAACAAGTTCACGTCGCAACAAATAGCTTGGTATGTAGAGAGCTTGGGCTGGAAACTTCGCCGTCTTTGGATAAACTTCGTAAGGCGACTATTGCCTGGGTCATGCAACCACTAGGCAAGTCTGAAGATAAATATTTGGACAAAAAATTTTGGCTCGATTCTAGCGATCGGCTGATGTATGAGGGTAAAGCACCACAACTTGCTGACACACAGCGAGCTCGTATGCCTGCCTTCTTTGAACACGCTAATCAAAACCTCCCACAATATGCTTAACTTTCTGACACCTGAGAAGCTGTTGGCAGAGTTAGAAGAAACCTTTCCACCACCTTTTACAGGACCAGAAGACAAGATCCAACACATCATGTTTACGGCTGGTCAACAATCCATTATTCAATGGATCAAACAACGTATTACTGAAGACTAATGTTCTACACTAAATCAGAACTTTATGAAGGTAACCGTAATGGTATGCCTTTAGACCCTGGGCTGTATGACATCAGCATGAAGCATCACTTCGGTGGTGGTATTCAAGCTCCTGCTACACCAGCACCACCTCAACAAACTAATGCTACCATCGCTTCTGTCGGTGAATCCATTCGTCGCCCTAAAGGCAAGCGTAAAAAAACAAACCTTGCTAGCCTGAGGATTGCTCCTAAAGCTGTTATTAACAAGCTAGTTGGAGGCAACATTGGTGGCGGAGGTACTGGTCTAAACATTGGGAGTTTCGGATGACAGCTAAATCGAGGTACGATGCACTAAGCAGTGGCCGTACATCGTTTCTAGACGTTGCTGTTCAATGCTCTGAGCTTACACTTCCTTATCTCATCCAACGTGATGAGCATAGGACTTCCCATAAATCTCTCACACAACCTTGGCAAAGCGTAGGCGCTAAGGCGGTAGTTACCCTTGCATCTAAGTTGATGCTGGCTCTGCTGCCGCCTCAGACTACGTTCTTCAAGTTACAAATTGCTGATGAAAAGCTTGGGACTGAAATCCCTGCTGAGATTCGGTCTGAACTTGATCTTAGTTTTGCCAAACTTGAGCGTATGGTAATGGAATCTATCGCTGCTTCTAGCGATCGTGTTACCGTTCACCAAGCTATTAAACATCTTGTTGTTGGTGGCAACGCTTTGTTGTTTATGAGTAAGGATGGGATTAAGCACTACCCATTGAACCGCTACGTTGTAGAACGTGATGGCAACGGTAACGTAATTGAGATCGTAACCAAAGAACTAATTAACAAAAAACTTTTACCAGCTGAAGTTATCAAAGATCCATTGAAAACAAATGATGGATCATTGAATAGCAACAGTGAAGATGTAGAAGTTTATACACACGTACGGCTTGAGAACAATCGTTGGCTGTGGCATCAAGAAGTATACGATCGTGTTGTCCCTGGCACACAGGGTAAAGCACCTAAGGAGACATCGCCATGGCTAGTCCTAAGATTCAATGCGGTTGATGGAGAGAACTACGGACGTGGTAGGGTAGAGGAATTCATCGGTGATCTTAAGTCACTCAATGCACTCTCTCAGGCTATCACAGAAGGCTCTGCAGCAGCTGCTAAAGTAGTCTTCCTAGTGTCACCATCATCGACCACTAAACCACAGACTCTGAGCAAAGCTGGCAACGGTGCTATCATTCAAGGTAGGCCAGAGGATGTATCGGTTGTACAAGTTGGTAAGACTGCTGACTTCCAAACTGCAATGCAACAGATGCAGCAATTGGAACGTCGCATCTCTGAGGCATTCCTAGTGTTGACTGTTCGACAGTCTGAACGGACTACCGCAGAAGAAGTACGCCTTACACAATTGGAACTTGAGCAACAGCTTGGTGGACTGTTTAGTCTGCTAACTGTTGAGTTTCTTGTACCATATCTTAACCGCAAACTCATGATGATGCAACGCAGTGGTGAGCTGCCTAGGTATCCAAAGAACCTAGTTAAGCCTACCATTGTAGCAGGCATCAACGCACTTGGTCGCGGCCAAGATCGTGAGTCTTTGACTAACTTCATCACTACTATTGCTCAGACTATTGGGCCAGAAGGTATGATGCAGTTCCTCAATCCAGATGAATTTATTAAACGTCTGGCAGCTGCACAAGGTATCGATGTACTGAACCTTGTGAAGTCTATGGATCAACAACAGCAAGAAGCACAAGCTTCAGCTGAACAAGAACAACAGATGGAAATGATGAAGCAGTCTGCATCTATGCAATCAGCTCCCATTAATGATCCATCTAAAAACCCAGCACTTGCTGCTCAACTAGAAGCACAAGCTGGACAACCACCTATGGAATAATGGCAGAAATTTTTACATCAGACAACAGTGTTAGTCAAGAGGTTATGGAATCTCATAACACTGAGATCGCTGATTCTCTCCGCGTTGGCGAAGAGATGATGGAAGCTCATGAGCAACGTCTGGCTGGTAAGTATAAAAATACTGAAGAGCTAGAAGCTGCATACCTTGAGCTGCAAAAGAAACTCGGGAGTCAAGAAGAAAATGTGCAAACAGAGTCTGAAGAAACTCCTGAAGTCGATTGGCTGGCAGAAGCCCAGCGAGCAATCACAGAAAGTGGAGAACTCTCAGAAGAACTAGCTCAACAGATCTCCGACATGAATGGCATGGATGTGTTCAATGCCATGAAAGAAGGTAACTTTACTGACTCACGTGATCTGAGTGACGCTGAAATGAACGCTGTCTACCAAGCTGTTGGTGGTCAGGATCAGTACGGCAACCTCATTGGTTGGGCTCAAGAGAATTTCACTGATGCTGAAATTGAAGCCTATGATCAAGTGATTGACTCTGGTAACATTTCACAAATCAATCTTGCATTGCAAGCACTTTACTATCGATACACAGACGCTATGGGACAGGACGGCAACCTCTTGCAAGGTAAGCCTGCTGCTGCTGAAACAGTTTTCCGCAGTCAAGCAGAGCTTATCCAAGCAATGAATGATCCACGGTATGACAATGATCCTGCATACCGGCAAGATGTTATTAACAAACTAGATCGCTCCGAAATCAACTTCTAATGAACGACACCCAAATCTGGCCCACTGAACCACGTATGTACATCGACGAAAACTCCATCCCTCATAACGAACGCGCCGAGCGTCTCAATGGCCGACTGGCTATGCTCGGTGTGATTGCTGCGATTGGATCGTATGCAGTTACTGGTCAACTTATCCCTGGAGTATGGTAATGCCACAAGGCAAAGGAACTTATGGGTCCCAAGTAGGACGCCCATCTAAGAAAAAGAAACTTTCCCCTGCACAACTGAAGATTGCTAAGATGTCTGGTGACCCTAAAAAAATGGAGGGTGCTGACTTTAAGAAACTTCGTTCCATGAAGTCTAAGATGGCGTAATGGCACACAAAGGCAAAGGATCTTGCGGAGGCAAGAAAGGTGGCAAAGGCTACAAAAAGTAGTACACGTTCTGTCAGTCTGAAGATTGGCAAACACAAATCGCGTACCGGTGGCTTGACAGCTGCCGGTCGGCGTAAATATAATAGGGAGACTGGTTCAAACCTTAAGGCTCCCCAGCCTGGTGGCGGTCCTCGCAAGCGGTCCTTCTGTGCTCGTATGAAAGGCAACAAAGGACCGATGCGAAAGAATGGTAAGCCCACCCGTAAGGCACTAGCCCTTCGTAAATGGAAATGTTAAATGGCTAAACCTGGCTTATACGCAAACATCCACGCCAAGCGCAAGCGTATTGCACAAGGCAGTGGTGAAAAAATGAGGAAGCCTGGCAGTGAGGGTGCTCCCACTGCAGCTAACTTCCGCCGGTCTGCAAAGACCGCAAAGAAAAACAAACTTAAAATGGCTTAATTAAATGGCAGCTACTATCGCACTACAACGGCCCAAGTCTATTTGGGACCGCTATTGTGAGTGGGTTAGCAGCACTGAGAACCGGCTTTATGTAGGACACTTCGGTGTCCTCATGATTCCTTGTCTACTGGCAGCGACCACTTGCTTTATTGTTGCATTCATTGCAGCACCTCCCGTTGACATCGACGGCATCCGTGAACCCGTTGCAGGGTCTCTACTCTATGGAAACAACATCATCTCAGGAGCAGTCGTACCCAGCTCCAACGCAATCGGACTACATCTCTACTCCATCTGGGAAGCAGCCAGCCTCGACGAATGGCTCTACAATGGAGGACCCTATCAGCTCGTCGTATTCCACTTTCTCATTGGTGTCTTCGCTTACATGGGACGCGAATGGGAACTTAGTTATCGACTAGGGATGAGGCCCTGGATCTTTGTTGCTTACTCTGCTCCGGTCGCTGCTGCTACTGCAGTCTTCCTCGTCTACCCTTTCGGTCAGGGTTCATTTAGTGATGGTATGCCTCTGGGTATCAGTGGCACGTTCAACTACATGCTCGTCTTTCAAGCTGAACACAATATCCTCATGCACCCCTTCCATATGTTGGGTGTTGCTGGAGTGTTTGGTGGGTCGCTGTTCTCTGCAATGCACGGTTCGCTTGTTACGTCCTCACTGGTTCGAGAGACGACTGAAAACGTAAGCCAAAACCAAGGATATAAATTTGGACAAGAAGAAGAAACGTACAACATCGTTGCAGCGCACGGCTATTTTGGTCGGCTTATTTTCCAGTATGCTAGTTTTAACAACAGTAGGAGTCTCCACTTCTTTCTGGCCGCTTGGCCTGTTGTTGGCATTTGGTTTACCGCTCTTGGTGTCTCTACGATGGCGTTCAACCTGAACGGCTTTAACTTTAATCAATCGATCCAAGCGTCTGATGGTAGAGTCATCAACACTTGGGCTGACATTCTAAACCGAGCTGGTCTCGGTATGGAAGTCATGCACGAGCGTAATGCTCACAATTTCCCCCTCGACCTGGCTAGTGTAGAGAGTGCACCTGTTGCTCTCACTGCTCCGGCGGTCGGCTAATTATACACACACTATTTAAATTAATGAAAAACATTGCTCTTTCTACCCTCGCGGTGTCTTGTTTTGCTGCTCCCGCTATCGCTGGTCCTTATGTAAACCTCGAAGCAAAGCAGAAGTGGTCTGGTGAAGACTACAAATCAGCCACTCTTGATACACACGTGGGCTATGAAAACAAGCTCGGTGACAGTGCTACTTGGTATATCCAAGGCGGTCCTCAGATTCGTTTTCCTGATGATGCTGAACAAGTCGGTGCTGCATCTGGCAAAACCGGTCTGAAGTTCAAAGTCACTAAGCGCCTTAGCGCATACGGTGAAGTCTCTGCTGCTACCAAAGAAGGTTTGGAGTTGGAAGGTCTCGGCGTTGGCACCAAGGCTGGTCTTAAGTACAAATTCTAAGTAACGTACGTTCATCCTTATGGAACATGTTTATCAAATAGAACTAACACCCGATGCCTTGAAGTTGATATACAAGTCAGTTGACTTTCACCATCAACACTGGGCTGGCGGTGAACCCTGGGAACAAGAAGCTTTGGTTTATCTCAAAGGTCTTCTGTTCAAGTGTGTTCTAGAAGAAACGTTCCAGCAGGACGCATAACACTCACACCATGGAACGGGGGTGTGATACTTCAATGGAGATTTAACATGCCTAATGTTGAACTGCAAGCTCGCGTCAAAGAGCAACTTGCTGCTGTCAAGGAAGCAAAGCTGAAGTATCGCGGCGTTACCTATCTCAAAACAAAGCATTAATGGCTCAGCAATCTGAGGGTCTAGGCATGGCTCATCCGGTCCCATTTCATTTTAATGCAGGACCAAAGCCATTCAAACGCTGTGGACATTGTGGTGATAAAAAAGCACAATGCCGTAAGCAAAAGAAATGCCTACTAAATAAAATCTAAATAGTTGGGAGAGCACCTCAGAGTCGGACTCTCCCTTCATTGGCGTTGGCCCTTACGAGGATACCCTTCGCCGTCTAGACGGTGGGATAGACCACAAAATTTCCAACAAAAAATTCTGAACGTTCAGAGAGTAAACAACATTTTTATTCTCTTTTAACTTAAAATGGCACAACAATCAGGGACGACAGTTGCCGCTAATCACGCGCAACTAACTCGTCCTGGCGCTGATAATGGCGGATCTGACGCCCGCGCCCTATATCTCAAGCTGTTTAGCGGTGAGATGTTCAAAGGTTTCCAGCGTAACACTATCGCTCGTGACCTCATTATGCGCCGTACTCTTAAGAACGGCAAAGAACTTCAGTTCATCTATACGGGTCGCACCAAGGCTGAGTACCATACTCCTGGCCGGTCGATTCTTGGTAACGATGATGGTGCACCCCCTGTGGCGCAGAAAACCATCACCTGTGATGACCTGCTGATCTCCAGTGCTTTCGTCTATGAATTGGACGAGGTACTCGCACACTACGACCTGCGTTCTGAGATCTCTCGTAAGATCGGCTATGCTCTCGCTGAGAAGTATGACCGTCTGATCTTCCGTGCAATCACTCGTGGTGCACGTGCTGCATCTCCTATCACTAAGACCAACTTTGTCGAGCCCGGTGGTACTCAAATCCGTGTTGGCACTGCTGCTGACGCTGATGACGCCCTTGATGATGCTAAACTGGTGACTGCATTCTATGATGCAGCCGCTGCTCTCGATGAGAAAGGTGTGTCTCAAGATGGACGTGTGGGTGTTCTGAACCCTCGCCAGTACTATGCACTTATTCAAGGTGCTTCTAACAACGGTTTGATCAACCGCGACGTTCAAGGCTCTGCACTGCAGGGTGGTGACGGCGTTGTTGAGATCGCTGGTATCAAGATCTACAAGTCGATGAACATTCCGTTCTTCAGCAAGTATGGTACCAAGTATGCACCGTCTTCTAACGCTGCTGCTGCTACCGATCCTGCTACCGTTGATCCTGGTAACACTGGCTCTTTCACTTCTGTTGATGTGGAAGACGCTGCTGCTGATGTCACTGGCATCAACAACGAGTATGGTGAAGAGACCGAATTCGCTAACAGCTGCGGTCTGATCTTCCAGCGCGAAGCTGCTGGTTGTGTGGAAGCTATCGCTCCTCAGGTGCAAGTCACCAGTGGCGACGTTTCCGTCATCTACCAAGGCGATGTGATCCTGGGCCGCTTGGCTATGGGTGCTGACTATGTGAACCCCGCCGCTTGTGTGGAGCTGTTCGCTGGTACCGCTACCAAGCCTGCCGCATTCTGATATTACTATCAACCATGGGGACTCTTCGGGGTCCCCTTTTTTTTATTCTTTGACAGATATGCCGTTTCCTACAAATGCTGCGTCCACCGAACTGGATGCTGTTAATCAAATATTAAGCAGTGTGGGACAGGCACCTGTCACTACACTAGATCTACAAAACCCTGAAGTGTTTACTGCAGTCAATACACTGCGTGAACAAAGCAAGCAAGTACAGATTGAAGGGTGGTCGTTTAACACAGAACGTCACTATGTACTGAAACCAGATACAACAACTAAAAAAATCGATGTGCCTAGTAACATGCTAGCTATCGATTCTAATGTTGCTCAGCATCATGACAAATACGATCTAGTACTTAGAAATGGTTTTGTCTATGACAGATATAACCATACTTACACTTTTGAGGAAGATGTGACTGCAGACGTTCTGTGGTACTGGGACTTCCAATATTTACCGCCAGGTATGCAAGCTTACATTACTGCTAAAGCAGCACGTATGGCAGCTACAAAAATGGTTGGCGACGCACAACTTAATCAACTTCTACAAGAACAGGAAGCTACCACCAGAGCAGCCGTTATCGAAGAAGAATGCAATCAAGGTGATTACTCGTTCTTTGGATTCAGAGATGGGGACAATTACTATAACAGCTATCAACCGTATCGAGCTCTCTCTAGGCAATGACGACACTCTCCCAATCTATACCTAATCTACTGTCTGGCATCTCGCAACAACCCGACAGCAGGAAACGCCCTGGACAACTTAAAGATGCAGTCAATGCATTCCCTGACTTTGCTCTAGGTCTACTTAAACGGCCGGGAGGTAAGTTTGTTGCGGACCTGCATAACGCACCTACTACAGGTAAATGGTTTCCTATTCTACGTGACAATGTAGAGAAATACATTGCGTGTTATGAGAACAATAGATTTCATGTTTGGGATCTTATTGATCGTACTGATGCTAATGGGAACGTAACTACACATGCTGGATCAGTGCGTGTAGTTGACATGGGTAACAATACCGGTCAACCTGTTGCTTGTGATCCTGCAGAAGTACTGACTGAAGCGAACGAATTGAACGATGAAGTAGATGATACTTCTGAAGAACTGACTGATCTTCATACTGCAGAGACTACTCTGGCTAAAGCCACTGTAGGACAAACAAGCACTATTAGTCGTTTGTTTGAACTCAGCTATGATTACACTGGTGAGTATGTAAAAGAGTCTCTTAAGTCTGGTATTATTAAAGATGCAGATGGTAAATACCTTGTTAAAAACGATGACACTGTAGTAGCTTCTCAAACAACTACACTACCAGCAGGTTATGCTTTAGGTACAGAACGTACTGATGAGCACCCATTGCTAGCGTCACAAGGTTATCGAATTTTTGAAGCTCACCTAACTGTTGCCGCTACGCATACAGCACAGAATCTAACTGATGCTGAAAACGCTTACAACAACACCACTCCTAACCCAAACACTGGTGCGTTGCCTGATTTCAATGCTGCTGAGACAGCTGAAGCAACAGCACGTACTAACTATGACACTGACTTTAACGCCTGTGCTATTGCTACAATCCCTACCAACACGCTAAGAATTACTCAAGCTGGTACTGGACTCGCTAATGGTGTTAGTACTGCACAAGCTACGGCTACGACTGGCAATGGTTCTAACATGACTGTTGATGTTCGTGTTGAAGACGGTCAAGTACACATTGCCAACATTAACGCAGCTGGTAGTAACTATAGTCTAGATGATACTATCACACTGACTGCTGCTGGTTTTGCTGATGCTGTTCGTATCACAACTGCTGGCTCTGGTCTTAGCAATGGCTCATCAACTGGTGTAGCTACTACAGCTATAACTGGCACAGGTTCTGGTATGACAGTAGATATCACTATTTCTGGTGGTGCTGTAACTGCTGCTACTATCAACGCTGCTGGTACAGGTTACCGTAATGGTGACACTGTTTCAATCGATGGGCAAACTGGCACAGTGTTAACCTTCTCTAATGTAGAGTTAGAGTTTGCACGTCCTGCGTATCTACAGGGTGCTACAACTGATGATATTGAATTACTTACACTTAATGATTCTACGTTTGTTTTAAACAAACAACGTACCGTTGCAATGCGAGAAAAGCTATCGCACGCAACTGGTACAGATGAAAACCGTGCACAAGTTGTTATTGCTGTTGCAGCAAATAGTACTGCTTATGAAGTTCTCCTCACGCAGAATGGTACTACCACGACGTTCTCTCACACCTCGGGTAGTTCTGGAGCAAGCGCTGATAACATTGCAGACGGTTTGCAGACTGCTATTGATGCTAATTCTGCTTATACTGCAACACAAGTGGGTGCTAGCGTCTATATTACTAGCACTTCTGCTTTCAATGTAGAGGTTCGTGGTGGTTCTTCTGAATCTGCTATTTTTGCTCTTGCTGATACAATTGGTGATAGTACTCGTTTACCATTACAAAGCCGAAACGGCTACATTGTACGTGTAGTAAACTCTGAAGATATTGACATTGATGATATGTTCGTTAAGTTCACTACCGATAGTGGTAGTAACTTTGGTACTGGTCAATGGGAAGAAACTTTAGAGCCTGGTATTACATATGAGTTTGACAACTTAACTATGCCACACCGGCTAGTTCGTCAGGCTAATGGTATGTTTACTTATGAAACTGTTGATTGGAATAACCGTTTAGTTGGTGATGAGAACACCAACCCTACACCTAGTTTTGTAGGCGGTACTATTTCTCACATTTTCTTTTACAGAAACCGTATGGGTTTCTTGTCAGGACAAAACGTAATTCTTAGTAAAGCAGGTGACCTGTTTAACTTCTGGAATACTTCTGCTTTGACAGCAACAAACGATGATCCTATTGACATCTCTGCTGCTGGTAAACGTCCTGTTTTCCTACATTATGTAGAGCCGACTTCAATTGGTTTGGTTATGTACTCTACCAATGAACAGTTTCTACTGACAACTGACTCAGACATTCTAGCACCGACATCTGCAAAAGTCAACTCAATGAGTGCATACGAGTGTGATGCTAATGTAGAGTCAGTAAGTTTGGGCACGTCTCAAGCGTTTATTAGTAAAACACCATTGTATACACGTGTGTTTGAACTGAATGATGTTTCTTCAGAACAACCACCGTTAATGGCTGATATTACTAATGTTGTACCGGAATTGATTCCAGAGTCTATGAACTCTATGGTTTCATCTCCTGCTCTTTCTATTGTATCACTTGGTCAAACAGGTACTTCAACTTTATATCAATATCGTTTCTTATCTAAAAACCGTAATGAACGGTTGTTGAACTCTTGGTATAAGTGGGAGCTGACTGGTACATTGCTAGCTCAATTCTTTGACTCCAGTACATTCTATGCTGTCGTCAGGAATGGTACAGATGTATATGTCCAGTCGTTTGATATGACTCAATCTAGTGAGGAAGGTTTCTTAACCCTACCCACTGGAGAGAAAACTGATGTGTGTCTAGACTTGTTCCACATCAACCCACATCGTACATACGATGATTCTAATGACACAACAAGGGTTTTCCTACCATATGACACTGTTACAGGTAAGACATTTAATGTGGTTGTGTTGGGTGGTTACATTGGAGACACCTCTACTATTTCATCTCAATCAGTTGGTGCGGTTCTTTCGCCTACAATCGCAGGTAATGCCGGCAGCCGACACGTAGACATTTCTGGTGATTTTAGAGGACGTGATATTATTATTGGTTACAATTATGACATGACCGTTGACCTGCCTAAACTGTATAGGTATAGTTCAGCCAACGAGCAAGTAACAAATGATGATGTGTCTAGCCTCATTATTCACAGATTAAAAGTTAAAACTGGTCTAAGTGGTCCTGTTGATTACAGGGTTACGATTACTGGTACCAGTCCCTGGACTAACACAATTAGTGTTACCCAACCAAATCAATACCAACTTAACAACGTAAACATGCAAGCAAGCTCTACTCACGTTGTTCCTATTTTCCAACGCAACGAGAACCTTGCTATTAGGATCATTGGCAATACGCCATTCCCCGTATCCCTACTTGGTTTAGACTGGGAAGGAAAGTTAAACCAACGTTTTTATAGGAGGGGTTAATAATGTCAGATTTTGGTGGTTCTGCTTTTGCACCCCCAGCTGCTACACCAGCTGCTACACCGTTTTCAATTGACCCAGTTAGCTTAGGTCTAGCTGCCGTAAATGCTGGCTTGAAAATCTTTGGCGGAATGTCAAAGCAACGCCAGCAACATGAAGCACAAAAGCGTCAAGTTAGGGCGCAAAATAGAGCAGCTATTGCTCAACGTAACGCTGCAAACGCTGAAATACGCCGTCAGAACTCATACGCTATGTATGAATATGGCGTCAAAAAGCAGATGGCTGAGCAGCAAATGCAGTATAATAAAGAGGCTGCAACTCGTGGGTATATCACTACTCAAGAGAACCGCATAATGAAACTAAAGCAGATGGCATTTTCGCGTATCGATAGAGACGCTGAACTGCTAGAAGCTGTTGGTGCGAATGCTGCAGCCATGGAAGGTGATAACCGATCTGCTGCTCTTGCTGATGCTAAAGCTACTTACGGACGCTTTGGTAGACAACAGGTACAAGATAGAGAAACAGTGATGGATGCTAATCGTCAATCCATCAGACAAATGGAAGAGATTAATTTGCAGCACCGCTCACAGGATTTGCAAGCATACTCTCAAATTGCTGTGATGCCTTACTTGCAACAAGAGCTTGGTGCACCTGCACTGCAACGTATGCCTAAAGGTCCATCTGGTTTGAATACTGCGCTTATGATTGGCGGTGGTCTTATGGCTGGTCTTGGGACATATAACCAATTTGCAGCACCACATCAACGTATTGGTGGTGGTCCACAAGAAGTTAAAATGGTTAAGTAATTAAATGGCACAAATCCAACGCAGGAACTTATATCAACCGCAGAATGTAAGCCAAGGCTTCAATCCAGTTAAAGCGGCTGATATAACTCCTTCTCTACGGAGAAACGAACAACAACGTCAGCGGAATCAAAAACAAATTGATAGCGCTGCTGCACAAGATTTAAAAACTAAAGAAGTTAATCTAGAGTTAGATGCTATAGAAGCTGACAGAGATCTAAATGCTTTGTTGGCTTTTGCTCCCAGTGCTCAAGGTTTGTTAGAACAAGGTGCTAAAAATCGTATTGCACAAAAGAAAGCTGATGCTACACAATGGGTTGCTTCTCAACAAGAAGAGCGAGCTAGAATTGTAGCAGAGCAAAGTCACCTTACTCAACAACTTAGAGAAGGTAGTATTGACAATGAAAAATACAAAGAAGAGTTAGCTCGAATCGGTGCACCATTTAACCTGATTGACGAAGCTAATAAATTTAATTCATGGGATCAATACTGGCGTGTTCACGAAGCTGTTAAAAACATCAATGAAGATGAATATGATAAATCTATTCGTGAACAGTTTACAAGTAATGAAGAGTTAATCAACGGTAAAAGTTGGAACTCACCTGATTTAGACCCAGATGAACATGCATACGGTTTACGTGTTGCTGAGAACAGATTTCTTGTAGCTAACAATCTGAACCAAAAAACAACGCTTGGTTTACAGATGACCGTAGGCCAGCCTATTCGTGATAAAGTTAACACTGAATTTGCTGACTCTCATTCTAAAAACTACTACATTAACGAAAGTCATAAGTATGCATTACTGAAAAAGGGTCAAGCATTTGAATTAAAAGATGCAGCTTCTATCAGTGCTTACCTTAATGCTGAAGCTAGGAAGTTGAAGAGTGATGGTAAAACTATGAATGGTTTTACTGCTGCTCATGATAATCTTTTTAAATCATTACTAGAGCTTTCTAAAAGACCTGAAGGAGTTTTACAAGCTAACGAAATTCTTAAAGCATATGGCGAAGTTACTTTAAATGGTCAGCCATTTAGTAAACTTCATGCAGATAGAATCAATAACTTTAAAGCTCAACATGTAGCAAACATTAAAACTGGTGCTGGTGCTGTTCGTGACATGATGGTTGAACAGGCAACAGAAGAAGCCAAACAACTTATTGACACAACTTTAGAACAGTCTGGTGGTGATCTAAGCCGAGCCGGTGCGTTAGCGCTTAAAAAGGGTGCTATAGATATCTTTGAAGCTGCTGGTGTTAAAGGTTCATTTGATTCAAAACAACTAGGTTTGGATGATGTTTTCCTTAACTTGACTACTACTGGTCAAGCTTTGAAAGATTTAGAAGTAGAAGTTAAATACCGTATTACTCATGGTACTTTTAATGAAGAATACTTTGCTACGCTGCCTAAAGAACTTCAAGAAGTATATGCTAATAAATTAGTATCAACTAAGTTTGAAAAATCTGAAGATGGTAAAGCACTTATTGCTGCACTAGATGGTTATATTTTTCAAAACCATAGAGTTAAAAACAGCAAATCTTCAGACCGTGCTGCGTTTGGTGATGTCATGAAAGTTGACGCTCAACGTGAAGTTTCTCGTTTAGCTGAACAAGATCAAAATAGTTCTAGTCCTAAGTTTAATTCTTACGCTGAAGCCTATTCTCATTTCATGAAACAAAAGATTGATGAAATGAAGTTAGGTATTGATGATCCTAAGAGCATCTACTACCACGGCAACGATGGGTATATGAACTACATCGAAAACAAGATTGGTAAGATGGAAGACGTGACTGCTGCACGGCGTCATAAGATTCGTACTTTCTATGCAACTTACAAAACTATCGGTCAAGGTGTATGGGAAAGCCCGAACAGTGTAGCTAGTGATGATGGTCTGCGTGACTTGAAACAACGTATTGAACAAGGAGATATCCCTCAATACGTTAAAGATATGAATCGTGTTACTGGCGGTAACCTTCTTAAAAATGTTAACAAACAGCTAGCATTAGCTGGTATAGATCCCATTGAAATGTTTACAGAATTACCCCCTATGTCACCCAGGGTTGAAGAAGTTATTAATAAAACCCTACAAGGTAGTATTAGTCACGTTCAAGCTTTGCGTGAAACGTATGCATTTAGAGGTGTTCGACCACGTGCACAAGAGCAAGGCATGCCTATGCTGGTAGCACAGAATCTTGGTGGTGAGGATCCTTCTGGTTTTGATTGGAGTTCACAAAACAACTCTCGTGCAAAAGGTGAGTACTTGTATAAGTACATGACTGAAGAACTCGGTATGTCTAATTTCCATGCTATGGGTTTGTTAGCCAACGCATACAGAGAATCTACTTTCCGTACTAATATTGTTGATTCAAGTGGTAGGCCCATTGGCGATCGAGGTCAAAGCAACTATATGTTCCAGTGGCATAAAGAACGGCTTACTGCTGCTACTAAAGCTATGGGTGAAAATAGGTTTGATCCACGTGTACAAATTAGATACGCCTTAGAGGAACCTAATGAACCTGGACAACAATACCTACGCATGAAGTTTACTTCTGCACTACAAGCAGCCGACTGGTGGGCTAAATATTGGGAACGTCCTGCTGATTTAACGCGTGATTCTGGCGTTCATAATGGTTTTATTAGTCGTTGGAACCAGGGAGGCGTATAATGTACGAAACAGAATACGACGAGCAAGGTTTAACAGAAGAAGAAAGGCAGGCGGCTGCTGATCAAGCAGTTGCTAGGCAAGATGAGTTGATGGGTCAGGATAAAGAAGAAGCAGAGAGACGGAAGGCTATTGAAGCTGCACGTCCTCAAGCTGCTGATATTGCGCCTGATCAAGCTGTAGGGCGAAGTGCTGCAAAATCTCGTGAAGATCTACAGCCAGAACAAGAAGAAGAACAACCTGAAGAAGAAGTAGACACCAGAGCTAAATATGGTGTTGACGGTTTGATGCGCTATAAAGACGCTGTTACTGGTGGTGCTAAAGCTATTGCTGAAAGCCAAGCAGTTCAAACTGTTGATGAGCTAACTAAAGCTACTGGTGCTGGTACTTACGATTATGTGCGTGATGTAGTCCGTACCTTTGGTGGTTCTCTACCTGAATACCGTAAGTTTGAATCTGAGTATGCACAAGCCTCTCGTGAACTTGCATCGTTTATTGTACCTAACATTGTACTAGGTGGAGCTGGTAAAGCACTAGGTGTTGCAGCTAACGCTAAAGTTGCCTGGGGTCTTGGACAGAGCAAACTGGTCCAACTTATTGGCTCAGCTGGTATGGACATCGGTACTGGTGTGCTGGTTGACTATACCAACAGTCTATCTGGTGAAGGTGATAACCTGACAGGTACACTGAAAAAAAACCTTCCTGCTCAGTTTGGTTGGATCTCTGACAACATTGCTACGGTTGATGGTGACATGCCTGACATCAAACGCAACAAGTCTATTTATGAAGGTGTGGGTCTAGGCATGTTTACTGCGTTTGCTGAGGCAGCCGCTAAACTAGCTAAAGGTTCTATAGGAAAGAAATTTGTTACATCTTTCCAAAGTCCTGAAGAAAAAGCAAGTAAAATGTTTCAGGAACTTAACCGTCTTGCTGAGCGAGGGGATGTACCTGAAGACGTTTTTGCACGTGCTTTAATGCGTACAGAAGAAGCTTTGGATCAGGTTGGTGATTACATTGGAGCTAGAGCAACTAATCTTGATGAGTTGTTTAGTCCTGGTGTGTACAACGATTTGTCTATTGATGAGTCTGGTGTACGATCTGCTGACCCTGATGGTGTGTTTGGCGCTAGCGTTGACGCTGTGCGTATTAAGAAAAACTATAACACTCAATATGGACGCCTTGGGAGTATCATCACAGAAGGTGCGGCTAAGTATGGACTAGAGATTGATAATCTCACAAAACGTCAAGTAGTCAAGATGATTACTGATCGACTGAAAGCTGGTGGTAAATACTCTGCTGAGCTTGCTGATGGTCGAAAGATTCCGTTTGAAGAGATTGATGAAGTTGGCACTGAGTTAGCTGAAATCATGGTTGACCCTCGTATGGATTCTGGGATGCTAAAAGCCGTCCTAGACGAGTATAAGAGTGTTATCAATGATCTCGGTGTTAAAGGTCGCCAAGAAAAACTCCTAGGTAAAGCTGGCTACAACGCAGCTATGAAAGCCATCAAAGGCTACATGGATGAGTACATTAACATGGATATGCAGAAAGCATCTGCTTATCTTACCACTTCTATGGCTGGTCAGATGTCTGACATTGCTGAGGGTGCTCGTATTATGGAAGGCACAGAAGCGGTAGCACGGGCTCAAGAAATGATCTTGGACCGTATGGAGTATTTGATGGTAGAGAAAGGCCTTGCAGCTTATAACTGGGGTGCATCGCTTAACTATTTGAATACTTGGAAACGGTTTAGTAACAATCCTGAGTTACTTGCTAAAGCTGGTAAAAATGCTAAGGAACAGACTGATGATGCATTGAAAAGCATTATTAGCCGTGCAAAGAACTCTGCTAACTCGTTGCGTCAAATTGCTAAGTCACGTCCTGACTTCCTTGTACCATTGCAAATGGCATGGGAATTTTCTGACGGTAACATTGATACGCTGGCAAAACTGCACAACTATGTGAACGAAAGCCTAGGTACTATCAGTAAAGCATTTATCGATAATGCTCCTGAGATTCCTAGTGTTATTGTACAAGGTGTGTGGTCAAACATCTATAACTCTGTTCTGTCTGCACTTTCTACGCCAATCAAAGCTTTTGCTGGTAACACTGTGTTGTTAGTGCAGAAACCAATCAGCGTCTTTGCTGGTGCTGCTTTGTCTGGTGATATGAAGACACTTAAGCGTGGTGCTTATCAGTACATGGCAGCCGCTGACACGTTTGGTAGAGCTTGGAAGCATATGGGAACAGTGTTCCGTAAAGCTGCTCAAGATCCGAACTCTGTCGGATACATCATGCGTGAAGAGCTGGTGTACAAAAACGAAGCACAAATGGATATTTTGCAATCCTTTGCTAGTTCCGCACAAAAGAATGGTGAAGATGGTCCAATGGTTCTGTACAACATGGCAGAAACCATGCAGGACATTGCTAACCATCCGTGGCTACGTTTTGGTGCAAACGCTATGACAGCACTTGACGGTTTTACACGTGCTGCACTTGCTAATATTGAAGCAAGAGGACGTGTATATGACAAGTTTATGATGGGTGGTGAGCGTGGAATGCTCAACGCTGATGAGATCGCTCGGGCTGAACGAGAAGTCTATGAAGGCATGTTCGATAAGAACGGCATGATTACTGATAAAGCAGTGGACTATGCCAGCCGTGAGATTGCTCTCAACTTAGATACAGATCAAGTTAGGTCTCTCAGTGCAATTATCCGTAAAGCTCCATTTTTGAAACCTTTCCTGATGTTCCCGCGTACTGCAGATAACATGTTAGGAATGGTTAACAAGTTTAGCCCTATCTCTGTCTTCATCAAAGACTATAATAAACTTGCGTTGCCTGGTAACAAATTTTCTAGTGATGATATTGTTAGGATTCTCACTGAACGAGGTTTGCCTGTTGATGTAAACATGGAACAAACGTTCCGTACACTACGTGCTGAAATTAGAGGCCGTAAGGCTATTGGCATGGCAAGTGTTATGGGCGCTGCTTATATGTTTATGGGTGACAACCTGCACGGTAATGGTCACTATGATAAAGAACGTCAAAACGTCCGTCGCAAGATGGGATGGCAACCACGTAGTTTCCGTGCTGCTGATGGTAACTGGTACAGCTATGACTTCCTTGGCCCTATGGCTGACTTTATCTCAGTCACTGCTGATATTATGGACAACATGGACACCATTGATCAACAAGACGGAGAAGCTTTGCTCGGTAAAATGGGTTTTGTCCTTGGTGCAAACTTGACTAACAAATCTTTTGTTGCCGGTCTAGAACCAATGGGAGACCTGTTTACTGGTAACCCTGCTGCAGTTGCACGTTGGGGTTCTAGTTTTGCTAGCTCTTTGTTGCCTTTGTCAGGTGCACGTAATGAACTTGGGCGGCTTATGTCACCAGCATTGCGTGAAGTTAATCAAGAACTGTGGCAATTATTCCACAACCGTAACAAGTTTGTCGATGTAGTTAACCCTGATGCTGGACTTCCGATTGCATATGACTGGATGGATGGTAAGCCTGTTGGTTACCCAGAATCTTTCTGGACCCGCATGTGGAACGCTGTGATGCCTATGAAGGTGTCTGAAGGAATTAGTCCTGAAAAGCAATTCCTTATTGATGTTGAATACGACTCGCAACCTACTTTTGCTAAGGCACAAGGTGGCATTCAATACACGCCACAAGAGCGTTCTGAGTTGTTTGAACTTATGGGTAAAGAAGGTTATTTTCGTAGAGAAGTACAACGCATTATGCGGACTGTAGACGGTAAGAAGTTTAGAGCTGCACTCAAAGAAATGCGTGAAACTGGCAACATCATTGATGAACGTGACTTTGCTAATGTTTATTATGAAATTGACGTTGCAATGAGAGAAGCCAAACGTCGTGCTGAAGATCAACTAAGCAACGCTGCTGAAATTAGGCAACTTCGCTATGAACAGTCAGTCAACGACACAAGAGTCCGTAGAGGACTTCCACCAGAATTTCCACTCCGTAACCGCTAACATTATGTAAGCAATGGCATTTACAACTGAAAACGTCAGGACTGGAGACGGCTCAACAACCGACTTTAGTTTTACATTTCCCTATATTAATGAGTCGGATGTAAAGGTAACTATTACCGATGCAAACGGCGTACCACAATCAAATACTGCTTTTACCTTTGCCAACGCTACTACTCTTTCGTTTACTACAGCGCCTGCAAACAACCGTACTATCCGTATTTTCCGGGACACTAACCTGGACAATGCGGAAGTTACTTACTTTGCAGGTTCTGCTATCCGTGCAGAGGACCTGAACGATAACCAAAATCAGGTTCTCTATTCCGCCCAAGAAGTAGAGAATAACGCCATTCTGTTGACTGGCGGAACAATGACAGGACCGTTGGTTCTGGATGACACTACGCTTCAAATCCAAGAAGGTAGTGATACACTGACTATTGCTGCACCCACTCTTACAGCAGATAGAACTGTAAACTTTACAGATGTCGGTGGTGATATTGTAACTACTGGTGACACTGGCACTGTTGCTACTGGCATGATTGCTGATGATGCAGTCACTGCTGCTAAACTAGCACACACTGCTGTTACTGCAGGTAGCTACACTACTGCTGACATTACTGTTGATGCACAGGGTAGGATTACTGCTGCTTCTAGTGGCACTGTTGCTACTCCTGAACTTGTTGATAGTTCTGTAACCACAGCTAAAATTAACGATCTTGCTGTTACTACAGCTAAGATTGCTGCTGATGCAGTTAACGGTACTAAAATTGCAGATGATTCGATTAACTCTGAACACTACGTTGATGGATCTATCGATACTGCACACATTGCCGATCTGCAGGTAACAACTGCTAAGATTGCAGCTGATGCTGTAACTGGTGCAAAGATTGCCGACGATACAATTAACTCTGAGCATTATGTTGCAGGGTCTATTGATACTGAGCATATTGCTGATGCACAGGTAACGACTGCTAAAATTGTAGACGCTAATGTTACTACTGCTAAAATTGCAGACTCTGCTGTTACCACAGCAAAAATTGCTGATGCTAGCGTAACAACTTCTAAACTTGCAAATGATGCAGTTAGTGGTACCAAGATTGCAGATGCCTCTATTAATTCAGAGCACTATGTAGATGGTTCTATTGACACAGCACATATTGCTGACAGTCAAATTACTTCTGCAAAGATTGCTGACGACACTATTGTCAACGCTGACATTAACTCTAGTGCTGCGATTGCTGGTAGTAAAATTAGTATGTCACTCAACCAACTGAGTGATGTAAACGTCGGCACTCCTGGTTCTAACCAAGACGATCAAGTCCTTGCTTGGGATAACGCTAACTCTGAGTTTTCACTTACTACTGTTTCTAGTGGTGGTGGTGGTCTTAGCGATATCGTTTCTGACAGTTCACCACAACTTGGTGGGATGTTGGATGTTAACGGCAACTCTATTGGTGATGGTACCCTTGAGCTGTTGAGTTTTAGTGAAACAGCTTCTGCTGTTAACGAATTTACTATTACTAACGCTGCAACCGGCAATGGTCCTAGGTTCTCCGCTACTGGTGGTGACACTAACATTGACTTAGACTTGTTAGCAAAAGGCACTGGAACAGTTACTATTCGTGGTAACGATAACGCTGGTGCAATCACACTTAATTGTGAAAACAACTCACATGGTGTAACCATTCGTGGTCCTGCTCACTCAGCAGCTGCTACTTATACACTGACGTTGCCTGTTAATGATGGTGACGCTAACCAGTTTTTACAAACAGATGGTAACGGTGTTACTTCATGGTCAACAGTTGACACTTCTGGTGCATCTACGCAAAACATTGCGGTCAACACTCCTACAACTATCGACGCATTTACTATTGCTTCCAATAGAAATGTCGGTATGATGGGTCCGCTTACCGTTAATGACGGTGAAACAATTACTATCGGTTCTGGTTCTAAACTCGTTATTCTCTCTTAACTATGGCTTACGGAAAAATTAAAGCGGATGCACTTATCCGCGACAACGGTGGCACTGATGAAGAAATTACAATGGCCACTATTGTTGGATTAGATACTAACAAAGCACCTAAAGCTAGTCCGACATTTACAGGCACACCAGCTGCACCTACCGCTTCGGCAAACACAAATACTACGCAAATTGCTACTACTGCTTACGTTCAAAGTGAGCTAGGTGATATGGCACCTCTTGCTAGCCCTACTTTTACTGGTACTCCTGCAGCTCCTACTGCAAACGCTGGTACAAACACTACGCAAGTTGCTACTACTGCATTTGTAACTACTGCAGCTAATGCTCGTGCTGCAACTGCTGCTAACACCTTCAGTGCTGCACAGGCTGTAACTCCTAGCGTGCAAACTTCTGCTGGTGCGCTTGATATGGATGCTAGTAACTTTATTGAAGTTGCTGGTGTTAGCTATAACACTCAGCCTACCGGCAAAGTTGTTGGTACTTCTGGTTTGTTTTATTGCGACACTGCAGCACCAACTAACTGGCACTCTGAATTTAAATTTGTAGACGGTGGCTATGTAGCACCTACCACCTTCCCTGCTGTAGCTCCTTGGTATATTGCTGAAACTGATGAAATTTTAGTTGGAGCCTTTACACAGGGTATTAGCGTTGCAGGTAGTTAAATATGAATAATGCACAATTTTGGGGTGGCGCATCAACTGTATATGAAATCGAAAACAGTTTAAGGTTCAACGGTAATACAAACAATTATTTGGAGCGTGCTCAAGTTAGTGGTAGCACAGTTAACGAAAATAAAAACTTTACTTTTAGCACTTGGTACAAACATGGTGACCTCCAAGAAAACTGTATTTTTGGACTACACACCTCTGCAGAAAACTGGCTACTAAGGTGGTCTATTTCAAACGGTTTTGACAGCCGAGATACTAGCGGTGTTACCGCTTTTAACTCTAATCATAAAGCTAGAGATCCATACGGTTGGTACCATTTATTCCTTACGATGAGTAATGGAACAGTTAGTCTGCGTATTAACAACGTACTACAACCCAGCACTAAAAGTCATGCTGGATTAGACCGTTCTTTTATTCTTGGTGCAGAAACAAATGGTGGTGCTACTCCTATGGATGGGTACCTAGCTGAAACTTATTTTATTTATGGCAGTGTTAAAGATGCTGTAAATGATAACTTTATTGAAGTTACTTCTGAAGGTATTGTTATCCCGAAAGATCCTCAACTTTCATCTTCTGATTACGGTGGTCAAGGTTGGTATCTACAGTATAAACCGGAACATTTCACAACTTCTGGTGGTACTACTACGTTGGCTGACCAATCTGGTCTTGGCAACAATTTTACTGCTACTAATTTCACTCTTACTGGTGATAACAACGATATTAAACAAGATTCACCTACGGTTAACTATGCAACACTAGATCCTCTCTGGTCTCAAGCTGGGTATGGTTCAACTATTAGTGATGGTAACGCACAACTTAATACAGATAACTCTGTACGAGCTGGTGTTGGTATCCGTTTCCCTGTTGGTATGAAGGGTAAATATTACTGCGAATGTTCAGCTACCCACACTGGAGCATATAGTGGCGCACTTTGTGTAGCAGAAGCTGATAGATTTCATGACGGTAACGTAGGTAACATTAACGCTATTGAACAGATATTCCTTTCTGGTCTTAGAGGAAATGGTTATTCTAAATTTGGCGAAAGTAGCACTACTTCAATTACTTCTGGTGTACCTGGAATTGGCCTAGACTTCGATAAAACTGACGGAAAAGTTGAAATTACTTATTACACAGACGGTACTTTGCGAGGTACTGATACTGGAATGGGAGGAAGTGGTGACCATGACCAAGACCTTATGCTGCAATTGCGTGCTTCAGAGGCAGGTTATAACTCTGTTGTAGCTTACATAGAATGTGGTCAAGACGACCCTACATTTAATAACAGACTTCCTACTGGATTTAAACCGTTAGCAGCAACTAGCATCCCAACACCTACTATTAAAGATGGTCGCGATCATTTTGACGTTGTTGAATATACTGGTACTTCAAGTGGAACTAAAGCAATCACTAGCTTGAAATTTAAACCTGATTTTATTTGGTTTAAATCTAATAGTCACGGCACTGAACATAACCTATTCGATTCCGTAAGAGGTGAGAGTGCTGGTTATTTGCAATTTAACGCTACAGATAAAAACAACACTTCAGGCGCAGGCTTAGAAAGTTTTGACGACAATGGTTTTACTGTTAGCGCACCAACCGGTAATGAACTTAACAACGGTGGCGGTCGGACATATATTGCTCACTGTTGGAAAGCTGGTGGTGCACCCACTGCAACTAATGACAACGCTGCTGGTGCGGCACAAGATGCTGGTTCTGTAAAAGTAGATGGTTCAGACGGTTCATTTGCTCACGGCACTATCCGTGCAGATAAAATGAGCGTCAATACTACTGCTAAATTTAGTATTGTTGAATATACAGGCACCGGTACTGCTGGCACTGTTCCTCATGGTTTAGGTCAAAAACCTCATTTAATTTTTATTAAAAACACAGGACCAAGTTCAGTTACTAACCGAGTTTGGGTTGTTTACACTAAAGAGTCAGGTAATACTCATTACATGTTACCTCCTAACCAAGATGTGCCAGCTGATGACGCTAACCAATTTAACGATAGCGGTCCTGATGCAAATACTTTTAGTATCGGCACCAGTGTAAACGTTAACGAAAGTGGCACCAAATACATCGCTTATGTTTGGTCTATAGTTCCTGGTTTTTTCCATGTTGGTCAAATTATTAATGCCAACGGCGATGCCGCTGGTCAAACAATAACCCTTGGATTTAAACCTTCTTTCCTTGTTGTTAAACGAGCTTCTGGCGGTAATGGTCACTTTTATGGATGGTCTGCTGTTAATGGAGACAACAACACTCCAAATACCGGCGCTTTCCTGTTAAACGATTCTAGTGCCAGTGTTGCTACAGATGATATGGATTTTTATTGTAATGGAGCAAAACCAGCTGTAGCTAACAGTGACTTTAACGCTATTAATGATGAGTACATTTACTGGGCTTGGGCGCAACATCCGTTCAACGGTAACGGTACATCTCCAGCAACCGCTTTTTAATTTATTTAATTATGCCTTATTTACTTAACGGACAACCAACTATTACTCCTGGGCGGTCTTTTCAAACTGCTGACGGTAGCACTGTTACTAACGAATGGACTAAAGTATTTAATACTGAAGAACTAGCCGCCCTTGGAGTTACTTGGCAGGATGACCCTGTTTGGTTTGACAAGCAGTGGTATATTACTGCTGATACTCCTAAAGATATTGCTGACCTAAAGCCTGTAAAACTGGCTGATCAAAAAGCAAAAGCTGCTTGGCTGCTTAGCAAATACGATTGGTATGTAACCCGCAAATCAGAAACTGACACTGCTATTCCTGAAGCTGTGACTACCTATCGTGCTGCAGTACGCACTGCATGCTCTGCACGCGAAGCAGAAATTACTGCAACTTCTACTACTCCTGAGCTTAAGACGCTTATGGAGACTCCTGCCGGTCAATCCGGTGCACTTACACAATGGCCTGATGAGCCTTCCTAATTATGATCACCCTTATCCGTCCAATTTTGTTCAGCTTTCTGAACTCTGACAAAGTTAAACTTCTTATCGTTGACATGCTGACTAAATTGGCAGAGTCAACTGATAATGAAGTTGACGATAAAGCCGTTGAGTTTATTCGCAACGGTTTGTTCCCTGCTCCTAAGCTGTAATGGATTTAGGGGAGCCACCTAAGCTTCCCTACATGGCGATGCCAGAACCGCTTGCATTGCCTGTTCCAATACTGGAGGTACCAGATGCTCATGTACCTAGTTACAAGCCCATTGTGGTGCCTCCTAGCAGCCTTAGAGCGCCTCCTGGAG